GGTTGTATCGCCGCTCGTGGTCTGGCTAACGCGAATCAGTGTGGCCGGTCAGCCGCGCCGACTCAACCTGGGGTAAGCGATGGCTTGGCGCATTGTGTGGTTCCTGATTCTGGTCGCCGCGATTACACTGGCGATGCTGGCGCTGCTCGGCAAGGGAAGCGACTTGCCCTCACACCATGATGCCTAGTACGCATACCTAGACTGGGCAGCGCCAGTAACTCGATAACGCGAATCAATGAATGGTCCGGCTGAACAGGGCGCGAAGGTTGTCGGCGCTGTCATCGACTCGCTGAAAACTCAACCGATTGCGCTGGCGTTAGTCGTGATGAACTGCGCGCTGCTCGCGCTGTTCTACGTTTTCCTCACCAAGATTTACGAGCGGCGGGACGCCGACATGAAGCTGCTGTATGAGCAGAACCAGAAGGTGCAGCAGATGCTGTTCGAGTGCGTCCCGCACGACAAGACTTAGGTTCCCCAACGGCCTGAGTGGACATCCAGACCGTTGGGGCGCGGTAGCGGATGGCCGTTCGTCAGTTCCATCCGCCGTCACCCGCGTAGCCTAATGCGAGCGGCACTCCGGTAAGTCCCATTTTTCCAGGCTGTCACGAGCGCGCACATAGGCGCTGATGCTCTGGTGCGCGCCGCGCGATGCTCGCCCCGGCTGTCCGGTCTCGTCGCGGAGCCACACATCGAACAGACTGTGAATGCGGTCTTTCAGCGCATCGTCCAGACCGGCAAGCATCAATGCACGAACTCGCTCGCGCAGTTCCTTGTTGCCACAGACCGGAATGATGTCAGACGGCGGCGTGAGCTGCACAGTCCGCGTTGACTCGGACGCGACCCGATAGGTGTCCTGTGTCGGTCCCGACAGCATCACGGTCGCAATCGCCACGCCCACGAGCATAATGCCCGCGCCCGCGACGACCGTAGCTCGCTGCGTTCCGAAATCCATCCACGCGAATCACCAGTTCAAGTTATGCCCATTCTACGGGCATTTCTTGCATGTCAGAGGAAGAACGCCTGAACGTAACTGCCGGCGCCGACACTCCCTCCGGTCCCGCCGATGTAGAAGAAGAACCGCACATAGTCGCTGTTCGCCTTCATCGTCGCCGCGCCGGTGCAGTTGAGCCAGCCACCGGCAACACCGGATGTCGCCTGCTCCTGCAGCGCGACTGGCGTGCCGAGGTTATTGGCCACGCCGGGGTCGTTCATGCCGATGGCGATGGCGGCTGCGCCAGAGAGCGAGACACAGAACACGTTGGCGATGAACAGATAGGTCCCGGTGACTTTCGGCATCCAGCGATGCAGTAGCGGATCGAAACCACCTTGCGGATCGAACGAGGGAGTGCCCGTGTAGCCGATAGGTTGCCACTGTCCCGGTGTGTAGGTCGTGATGGCGGTCGTGAGATCAACGCGGAACTGCGGTTCCGTCTGACTTTGCGTAGAGGCCGCGCCGCCTGAAATATCGACCCACACCGCGCCGTCGAACATGCGCAGCGTGATGCCGTCCCACCAGAAATGCCCGCGTATCACATTGGGCGGCGCAACCGGACTGAACGATACGCCAGCGTTCGCGCCCGGATACCAGGGCGGCTGACCCTGCGGCGGTGGGAACCACGGCGCGCAGCCCTGCGGCGGGAAGCCTACGGGCGGGCACGGCATCGTCCCCGGAGGGCACGGAGGACACGGATTGCACGGATCGCTCCAGTTCGCTGGCACTGGGACTAGCTGGTTCATTGGTCGGCCTCCTTTGCCGGATGGTGCCCGTCGCCGCGTACATCATTCGGTAGCGGCAAGACGCTTTCTCCTCGCTGCGCTTTGACCAGCTCCGCATGTTGCAGCTGCGCGCCGATCTTGAGCAGCAACGCATTGGCATCACGCCAGGGCGCGTTGGAGATCAGCGCCATCACCTGCTGCCATTCAGTGTCGCTGAGATTTACGACGGGCATGACTGCGCTCCGCTCCTTCGACCGGATTGTGTTCTCCCATCATACTTGATGGACCTTGCGCCAGGGCAGGGATCGTAGCCGGTGTTGATAGCGCGTAAGGCTTCACGATGACGATGCCGTTTGCGCCATTCCCACCGGCAAAAAAGTTGGCGTTCGCGGCTTGACCGGGGCCGCCGCCGCCGACCGAGATAGTGTAGCCGGTGGCGAACGGGGGGAGGATGGTTCCGCGCGCATAGGCTCCAGCCTGACCGCCTGCCCCTGCGACACTGGTAGCGTTTGGGTTGGCGCAACCGCCGCCGCCCGCCGAGCCGGTGTTCGGGGAACCGTTCCCACCCGCTGAATTGTATGCGCCGTAGCCACCGCCACCGAAGGGACCGCTGCCTCCCTGACCGCCAGGACCGGATTGTGTACCCGTCAACGAAAGTTGACCGCCGTTGCCAAACGCGCCTACCAGATTGAGGTAGCCGCCAGTCGCCGGACCCGATGCCGTCCCGGCCCCGCCAGCCCCGCCAGGGGCTTGAATGTTCGTGGTGCCTCCGAAGAAGCTGCTCGATGAACCGGGGGAACCAGCCGCGAAGCTGGCACCGCCGCCGCCGCCGCCCAGGACCTCAACCTCGGCCCAAGCCATGTTGGCGGGGGGCGTCCAACCAACCGCGCCGGTTGCCGTGAAAACTTGGGGCGGCAGGGCAATGATCGAAGGACCGGCTGCGCACCAGACGTTGTTCACTTGATCGCGGGCGTACAGTCGCGGCGGGGTGAAACTCGTATCGAGCCAGAGCGTGTTGGGCGTGCCGGTCGGAGCGGTCGCGGCCTGTCGGTAGATCGCGCCGTTCGTGCCGAAAATGTCCGCCTCGGTCAGCGTGACGACCCCGGCGCGATTATTGAAGCTCGTCACCCCACCCGCCGTAGCTAGCTTGGACGTCACCCAGGCTGTGGTCGCCAGCGAGGTATCGTTGGAAGCCGCTGTCGGTGTCGGAGCGGCCGGGGTCCCGGTGAACGTCGGCGAGGCGAGCAGCGCGCCGCCTGCGGCGCTCACGTCAGCGCCGAGCAGAGTGATCGCGCCGGTGCGGCTGTTGAATGAGGACACACCGATAGGCGCGGCGGCGATGGCTTGAGTCACGAACGCGGTGGTCGCCAGCTGCGTGGTGCTGGTCCCGGCAGTCGCGGTCGGCGCGGTCGGCGTCCCGGCGAGCGCGGTGTTGGTGAACACGCCGGTCGCCGTCACGTCCGAAGCGATCAGCGTCACGGCACCCGTGCGCGTGTTGAAGCTGGAGACGCCCGCCGTGACCGCGCTGACCGCAGCCATCACGAACGCGGTCGTCGCGAGCTGCGTGTTGTTGGTCGCGGGAACGGCGGTCGGCGCGGTCGGCGTCCCGGTAAATGCCGGTGAGGCCAGCGGCGCGAAATTGAGCGAGCCGATCTCGGCCATGACGAACGCGCATGTCGCCAGCTGCGCGCTGTTGGTGCCGATTGCGGCTGTGGGGGCGGTCGGGGTCCCGGTGAAGGTGGGGGAGGCGACTAGCGCACCGCCCACCGCCGACACGTCGCTGGCCTGCAGCGTGACCGCGCCGGTTCGGCTGTTGAACGAGCTGACACCAGCTGGCGGCAGCGCCGCGATGGCGGCATGGACGAATGCGGTGGTCGCAAGCTGCGTCGTGTTGTTGGCGGGCGCGGGGGTCGGAGCTGTAGGCACACCGGCGAGCGGCGTATCGGTCAGCACGCCGGTGCCGGTGACGTCGCCCACGGTGAGCGTCACCGCCCCGGTACGGGTGTTGAAGCTCGACACGCCCGAGGTCGCTGCGGTCACGGCTGCCTGCACAAAGGCAGTGGTCGCCAGCGCGGCGGTCGATGTACCGGGCGCGGCAGTGGGTGCCTGCGGCGAGCCGGTGAAAACCGGGGAAGCCAGCAACGCGCCACCAGCAGCGGTGATGTCGGCAGCAGTCAGCGTCACCGCCCCGGTACGGGTGTTGAACGACGCCACGCCAGTGGTTGAGGCAGTGACGGCAGCTTCTACGAACGCCGTGGTGGCGAGCTGGCCGGTCGAGGTGCCGGCGTTGGCGGTCGGCCCGGTCGGGATGCCGGTGAACTGCGGCGAGTTGATCGGCGCAAAGTTAGTCTCGACCCAGTTCTCTGTTGCCACGTTGCCCGAGTCGATTGCGTCCTGCAGCACCTGCTGTGCATCCGCCAGCGTCTCGTCCACGAACGCCGTGGTGGCGATTCGCGTCGAGGCGTCACCGAGCGGTGGGCTGGGCGCACTGGGATAAACGCCGGGAGTGAACGTGGCGAATGCGGCGTTCACGTCCTGCGTGGTCAGCGTGACGCAACCGCTGCGACCGTTGAAGCTGAACACGAGCGGTCGGCCGCCCTGAAACAATTGGAAACAAATCGCATTCTGCACGAACGCGGTGGTGGCGATGGTGTCGTCGCACTGGCGCGCGTCCCACGGCGTTGGCGCGGTCGGCTGGCCAAACAGATGGCCGTTGAGTGCCAGCACACCGCCAGCGCGCAAGATGTCCACATCGAGGAGCTGCACCGCGCCGGTGCGGAAATTGAACGAGCGGACGGAGTTGTTGACCAGATTCTCGAACGCCTGTCCGAATGTGGTCTGGATCGCGTTGTTCTGCTGGTTGACATACGTCACGGTGGCAGCGGCATCGCCACCGATCAGCACGACGGGCGCGTTGATAGACGAGCTGAACGTGAACGCGCCACCGGCTAACGTCAGACTCGAGCCGTTGAAGGTGATGCCACCGCCGCCGCCTCCCTGCAGATGGAGCATCCCGCCGTCGAGCAAGGCGTTGGCGACCAGATCGGCGACTGTCGTTGAGACGTAGGCCCCCGCGCCGGGGCCTTCCTGCAGCAGCACCAGTTCAGTGCCGTCCGGCACCGGCTTGAGCGGGTAGTCGAAAATCTGTTTCGCGTTGAGGACGAAATCGCCCACGACTCACCTCACGGCGCGGGAGGGGTCTGCGATGTGTTGAGCACGTCCTGATAGTGCTGCAACAGGGCGGTCTGGGTGCGGATCACCGCAGTCTGCTGTTGCGCCAGCAGCATCAGGGTCGGGGCGTCCTGCGGTGTCGGCCAAGTGGAGGGCAGGCCGCCGGGAGTGAAGGTCAGCACCGAGTTCGAAGCCGTGGTCGGATTGTTGGTGGTGTAGACCCCGGCCCCGCCCAGCGTGCCGCTCTGCTGGGTGGTGATCGTGGTCCCGCTGGGAACGCCGACCCCGGCGACGGACGAGCCGATCAGGATCGCGCCGTTGACGTTGATCAGCGTCAACGTGGTGGCAGGCGTCCCGCTGGCGGTGCCGGTCGCCTGCGTGGCTGGTGGGGCCTGCGCGGCGTCGAGCGCGTCTTGGTAGTCATGCAGCAGTGCAAACTGCGCGGAGATCGTCTCGGCCTGATCCTGCACGATTGCCAGCAGCTCGGTGGCATCGCCGGGTTGCGGCCAGCTCACGGTGGTCGCGGTGGGTGACGGAGCCAGCATGATGACCTCACGAGGTTTGCGCGCAGAGAATCAACGTCGTCCTCGGCCAAACATTGCCCTGCGTGTCAGTGGCGGTCCAGCGCAGCTGATAGTCCGTGCCCTCGATGCCGCCCTTGAGCAGAGCATACACCGCGCGACCGCGTACCGTCACTGCCCCGACCGTCCAGTCGGCGTCGGCCGCCACCGGCGGCACCGCGTTGGAGAAGATCGCCAGCGCGCCCGAGCTGATGCCGACACCGGGCGGAATCACGAACGAGTAGTCGAGGCCGAAATTGCACTGCTCTCCTGGCGGATGCTCGGGAGTGTAGCGGCGCGAGAGCGGCATTTTGTATCTCTACTGATTGCAAAAACGAACAGTTCGCGGACGTTCGTGAACATGTTCGAATCAGCCCAGCCTGCGCGTGTCCTCGGTCCAGCGAGCGTACAGGATTCGGTGGCACCAAACATCCGTTGGCTCGCCGATGACGTTGCCGCCAGGGTCCGCCAAGTACGCGCCATCACCGCGCAATGCCGTCAGCTTCCCCAGCTGCACCGGACCTGAACCGTTCAAGGGGATCGCGAAGATGCAGCGCTCGCGCCCGAGCGGGCCAGACGTTGCCAGCTGTGTGCCGTCCGGCGCTTGCACTCGCGCGCTGTCGTCGCCGACCACGAGTTCCGGTCGCGGAGTGAGCGGGCGCAGCAAGGTCATGATTCGTTCCCGCAAAATTCGGGAATCCACAGCGCCACTCTAGCGTGACAACAAGGTGACGAATAGGATGAGGGGACGGTTAGGAGCCGTCCCCTCTGGAGCATCGAAAAACCCGGTCGGAAGGACCCAGGCCGTGACAAAAATACCCACTCCCCCCGCCCGACACAATCCCAAAAACGCTTTCCAGCTCTGGCTGTTTGAGCAGAGCCATCGCGCCGATCCCATCGGCGATCTCGCACAAGACGCGCTGCGCGACGGCGATTTCCCGACTCGCGTGCGTGGCATCGGCGATTTGCTCAACCACCTCGACCTCAAGGGCGCGTGTACCGATGCACGGCGAGCAGCGGTCGCTGCGTGGCGCGAATGGATGGCGAGTCGTTGAGGAGAGACGCACATGCCGTTCGAGGTCGAAATCCGCTCGCTCGGAATCCAGCTGCGGAGCTACGAGATCGGCCGGCACGACGCGCTTTGTCCGCGCTGCTCGTACAAGCGGAAGAAAAGCCGGCTCAAGCCTTTGTACGTCACCATCGAGGCCGACAAGTTCTTCGGCGGGTGTAATCATTGTAACTGGACATTCCCCGAGCCGGGGTTCCGCGAGGGCAACGCCAGGGTATCCACAGCTAAGGGGACAAATACCTCCAGAGCTCAAACTACAGAGCAACCGCGTGAATTAGGCTTCCACAGCTACGGGCCGAAGCTGCGCAAGCACCGGCATCCGTTCTACTGGCAGCACCTCAACGGCAAGGGCGAGTGGGAGAAGGGCGCGGGCGGGATCAGGACCGACACGCTGCTCTACCGCATTGACGAGGTGCAGACGCACGCGCTCGCAGGCGACACCATCCTGATTGTCGAGGGCGAGAAGGACGTAGACACCGCTTTCCACCTCGGCTTCATCGCGACGTGCAACGCGCATGGCGCGAGCCAGTCAGACAAGAAACCGAAATGGACGCAAGCGCACAGCGCGCAGCTGCGCGGTGCCAACCTCGTCGTGCTCAACGACAACGACGATGCCGGACGCGCACATGCCGAGGCGGTGTGCAAATGCTCAGCCGGCATCGCCGCATCCATCCGTCGTCTCGATCTCGCATCGCACTGGAAAGAGGTCGCCCCCGGCGACGACATTTCCGACTGGGTAGCGCGCGGCGGCGGCACCGCCGAGAAGCTGCGCGGCATGATCCCGTTCGCGCTGGAGTTTCCCGACCCGCACCACTTTCCCCCGCGCGGTCCTACACCACCACCGCCGCAACCGACCGCGCCGCAGCTGCCCGCCGGTCCGCTCGATGTCAGCGATTTCCTCGGCTACGCGCCGGAAGCGAACTACATCTTCCGCCACACCGGACAGCGCTGGCCCAAACGCGCCGTCGATACACGCTTGCCGAAGATCGGGAGATTCAAAGCCTCAACCTGGATTGACCGCAACAACTCGGTCGAACAGATGACATGGTTTCCCGGCGAGCCAACGCTGATCAAGGACAAGCTGGTGGTGAACGGTGGATGGTTCGAGCACAAAGATGCCACCGTCTTTAACCTGTACCGACCAGCAAACCTGAAACTCGGAAACCCGCGCAATGCGCAGCGTTGGGTCGAGCACGTTCGCAAGGTCTACCCAGACGACGCCACATACTTGATCAAGTGGTTCGCGCACAGGTGCCAGCACCCAGGCGTCAAGATCAATCACTCGCTGTTCCTCGGCGGGGCTCCACGCATCGGCAAGGACACCCTGCTCGCACCCGTCCGCTATACGGTGGGAGAGTGGAACTGCGCCACGGTCTCGCCGACCATGATGCTCGCGCGCTTCAACGGTTTCCTCAAAGCCGTGCTGCTGATCATTTCCGAGGCGCGCGATCTCGGCGAGATAAACCGTCCGCAGTTCTACGAGCACATGAAACAGATCGGCGCCTCGCCGCCACCCACGCTCACGGTCGATGAGAAGAACACCCATCCCTACGAAATACCCAACGTGGTTGGCATCGTCATCACCTCGAACCACAAGGCCGGGGGCATCTACCTGCCGGCAAACGACGCGCGCCACTACGTCGCTTGGTCGCCACTGGAAGGACCGGAAGCATTCGAGGACGGATATTTCGACAGCCTGTGGCAGTACCTCGACGGCGACGGCAAGCACGACATCGCCGCCTACCTGCTCGACCTCGATGTCAGCGAGTTCAATCCGAAAACCCCGCCACCACGCACGCCGGCATTCTACGAGATCGTCGCCGCATCACGCGCACCCGAGGGCAGCGAAATGGCCGACGTCATCGACACGCTCGGAAATCCAGAATGCGTCACCCTCGTTGACCTCCAGCGCTATGCCTCGGAGGACTTTTCGAACTGGCTCAAAGACCGCCGCAACCGGCGAACGCTCGGCGCCCACCTGGAAGGCTGCGGGTACGTCGTCGTCAACAACGATCAGGCCAAGGATGGTCTCTGGAAGATCGCCGGCCGCCGACAGGTCGTGTACGCGAAATCGAGCCTCACACTGGCCGACCAGCTCAGAGCCGTCGCGAAAAAGCGTGATAATTCAATCTAGGCTGGTCAGTGAAGTCAGTATAGTCAGTGATCCTCCACCTCCCCCACATCACGTTCAGCTCTTTCCATACCGACATACCGCTTTCCCTCTATCCAACTGTTCTGGCGAAGAAAATACGCGCGAGAGGGCGAGGGTGTGTGGATGGAGGTGGAAAACCACTGACTATACTGACTTGACTGACCAAGGGCCGCTGAAAGTTTTTGGGGAAAAATCGCCTGGGGGCGGACCTGAATCGGCCACTGAGGTCCCGGAGCCGTTCTGGTGAGGACCCCGATCCTGCCATGCTTGTCAAGCATAGCGGCACAGTCATAGCACGGACGCGCTGTCAAGTCAATAGCTTTACAACATGGCTGTCATGCGCGCGGTGTATAGCTAATCTCTTGACAACGCTGGCGCGATGGTGGGTGAGGAATCGACTCGAGCGGCCAAGGCACAAGCCGCGCGGCGTGTCAAGCGCTTTTCTTGCCGTCAAGGTATTGACTTGTCGCGGAATGGGCGTAGTCTGAGCGTGCCCGATGGTGGGCGCGAGAGGAGTGGTGTGATGGATGACAACGCAGACGGCTTGGACATTCCAGAGTTCCTTGACCGGCGCAATTGGCAGAAGCGGTCCGGCTATCGCCAGACGGTGCGCAACCGCCGTCGTCGTGAGACGGCGAAGGAAAGGCGGTTTCACCAGTACGCTGTGCGCAAGGCTGCGCGCAAGCGTGCCAGATTTGAATGGAGCTGATGATGACCAAAGCTGTGGCGCATGTGCATAGCATGTCGGTGTTCGATTGCCCGCGCATCCGGTATGTCCGAGAGAAGGACAGCGGGTCGTTGACGATCTACCTTGGGCGGATCACGATTCACGTCTACGGCAGCGATCCGTATAAGGAGCCTCCGTGTATTGTGGAGCTGACGGACGAACAGGTTCAGGAGGAAAATCTGCAGGGCTACATCGCGCAGATAAAGGAGACGGCGCACGAGGAACTGAAACGGGAGCTGGTAGAGGCTGAGCGGACGAGGCTGCAGGCGGATAAGGAGGAGCAATGAAGCTGTATCCCTGGGGCGAGGTGATCGAGAAGGCCAAGGTGTTCGCCGACCAAGGACATGACGTGTATCAGCAGTTCAACTGCGAGCACTGCGGCGCCAAGCAGACGATGGACACGCCCAACGTGTTCCACTTTTACGGCAACTGCGAGGAGTGCGGGAAGCAGACGAACATCCGCATGAACGGTCACAACTACATGCTGCACGCAAAAATCTGATGAAACACAAACTCGAATGGATCGACTCGGGTCGAGAGGCAAGGTGCAAGCCTGACCCGAGATACCCGGAGGGCAAGGACATCCTGGCGCTGAGCACCGGACCTGTATGCAAGGTCGAGCTGCCCTATCCGGCCCCGCGCTGCGGCTGCTACATCATCGAGTGCGAGACTTGTGGGGTGCGCTATGCGGTCACAACAGCCGGACGCCGGGACGATCCGCGCTCTGTTATGATGACGTGCCAGGTTACGGTGCAATGATGTGATGCCGGACGAGGATGCCGTCGAAATTCGCGAGACGCTGATCGCCTACCAAGGGCGGCGGATACGCCGACTGATGGAGGCGCTGGCATTTGCGCGCTCGGTGATCAAGTCCGGCGAGCCGTGGACGGACGAGTGCGAGCGGATCATCGGCGGTGCGCTATTCGATGGAGGCGAGTGAATGGAGCGATTAGGTGACGCGCCGATTCAAGCAGAATTGCACGCGAAAATGAACGCGATTGCGAAGGTGCTTGATGAAACCTTCAACGGTAAGCGGAAGGGCGAAGCGAGGGAGTGGGGCTTTGTGCTGATCGCGTTTCCGTTTGTCGAGGCCGAACTCGCCAAGGGAGGTGGCAGCGGTCGCGCGAACTATATCTCGAACGCGAAGCGCGAAGATGTGGTCACAATGCTCAAGGAACAGATCAAGCGCTTCGAAGGCCAGCCCGACATCAGCGGCCACGCATAGGAGGCACACATGCGACTGGTGATTTCATCCGGCCACGGCAAGTATGTCCCCGGAGCCAATGGACCGTCGCCGTGGGGACTGATCGAGGTGGACGAGGCCCGCGACACCGTGGAGTTGATGGCGGCCAGCCTGCGGGAAGCTGGCCATGACGTGAAGGTATTTCACGACGACACGAGTAAGAACAAGGACCAGAACCTCAAAACCATCGTGTCGTACCACAATTCACAGACGCGGGACCTGGATGTCTCGGTCCATTTCAACTCGGCAACATTCAACGGGTCTAACCAGACAGCGAATCCGGTCGGGACTGAATGTTGGTACGTCACGCAGGCGGCGCTCGCGGGCAGGGTGTCCGAAAGCATCGCGATTGCGGGCAAGTTGAAAAATCGCGGGAAAAAGTACACGAGCAGTTTCTACTTTCTCAACAACACTGCCAAGCCGAGCGTGCTGATTGAGGTGTGCTTCGTAAATTCGAAAGCCGATGCGGACCTCTACCGGCAGAATCAAGCTGCCATTGCCGCAGCTGCTGCAGCTGCGTTGGTCGGGCAGGAGTCGCTGCCGGTGCCGCCGCCGACCGGACCAGACGGCGAGAGCCGGCCGACACTGCGCAAAGGCGACGAGGGGCCGGATGTTGTCTACCTGCAGCAGCAGCTGAACAGCGACAACATGGCCGGCCTCGACACCGATGGAGATTTCGGGTCTGCAACGGACAGTGCGGTGCGATCCTATCAAGCCTCGCGCCGACTGGACGTTGACGGCATCGTCGGGGAGCAAACCTGGACAGCGCTAGAGACGGATAGTCCGCCGTATCAACCGCCCGGTTTGCCCCCGCCGCTGTCGGATGCTCAGATCAGGGCCATCTGTGACATCGCCACGACCTCGCCCATTGCCAGCTACTCGTGGCGGGATCGCGGCAAGGCGCCGGCCGGATACACCAAGGGCGTGGCGCTCGCGTTCGCCAACACCTATCGGCAGATGCTGATGGGCTACGAGCCGGCGATAGACATGGCGAAGGCCAGCACCGGCAATTCCGACAAGGATGCGCTGAGCTACTACGGCGACATCTTCGATGATCTCGACATCGACATCGACCGCAACGGCGTTGAAGCGCTGCTCGCGCTGTTCACGCTGCTCATGGGCCTGGGGATGCGCGAGTCCTCGGGCAAGCACTGCGAAGGCCGCGACCAGTCGGCCTCGAACACGACCGCCGATACTGCCGAGGCGGGGGCGTGGCAGACGAGCTACGACGCTCGCGGCGGGTCGCCGAATTTCAGTGTGGTGTTCAATGACTTTGCCGCAGGCGGTGGAGCAAACCCGCAGGGCTTCCTCGCACAATTCAAGGACGGCGTGTCGTGCTCGTCGTCGTCCTGGCAGAACTACGGCAGCGGCAACGGCGCGAAGCATCAGCAGATGTCGAAAGAGCAGCCCGCCTACGCGGCAGAGGTCTGCACGATCACGCTGCGCAATTTGCGTCAGCACTACGGACCTATCAATCGCATGGAGGCCGAGGTGGTGCGGGCCGCTTACGATATGCTGGGCATGGTGGTGGGCTATGTCGATGAGTCGGAGATAGTGGCGTGAACGAGCAGGAGCTGCACTACCTGCGTTCGATCCTCGGCAATCTGCGGGAGTTGCGGAGATTTGCGGACAGTCGCGATGACTCGTTCTTCCTCGGTATGGAGGTGCTTGCCGACAACATCGACTGGCTCGATTGCTTCATCGACAAGCACGAGAGAAGCGGTGAAAGCATCACCGAGCCCGAATATCCTCGCCCCGATTCCCCGCCGCATGAATGGATCGCGTGGTATCGGTGGAAGATCGGCGACATGGATCGGCTTTTGCAAGCGGCCTATCGCGAGGTCGCGATGTGGCACACTCGCACCGAGCAGGCCTCGCAGATCATTGAAGATAACGTCGCCGAGATCGAGCGGCTGGGCGCTCTGGCGGAACCGCTCAGAATCGCGATTGAGGCGCTGGAGAAAAAGGACGCGGTGCAGCGGGAGGAGATCAAGCGACTGCGCGGTGTGATCGACGCTTATGAAAAAGACCGCTTGTCGAACCTCGGCGGCATCGGATCGCCGGCATAGGAGGACGCCCATGACTATCGGTCTAGCGTTTTGGATTCTGATGCTGCTGTGGCTAGTTTTCGGACTCTGGTGGTCCTGGCCTGGAGCGCCGCAGTCCCGCTTCTACGCCTTCTTCCCTGCAGCCGGGACGCTGCTGATCTTCATTCTGTTCCTGCTGCTGGGCTGGCACGCCTTCGGGCCGCCCATCCACGGATGACGACGCAGCCTAATCTATTCCGCTTGCCCCAGCCCAAGCGGATCGACGTATCGCGAGCGCGACTCGTGATGCTGGACAGAATCGAGCTGGGAATGACACCGGCGCCTAATTCAGGTCAGGTACTGCGACGACTGATCGCGGATGGGCTGATCGTGGCGATCATCGGACTGCCGGCGAAATACCGCTTAACACCAGTCGGGCGGATGGTGCGAAGCCGCCCGCGATACCCAGGAGGGCAACGTGAACCAAGTCGAGTTTCTGCTCAGGCTGGCTGAAAATGCTCAAGACGAGGGCGACGAGCTGGCTGCGCGCCACACTGCGGAGCGGGCCGCTCACACGAAAAACGTGAGCGAGCTGTACCGTATGCTGGAGCTGGCGATGCAAAACCTGCACGCCGAAATGCAGCGCTGGGGTATGATTCAGCCCAGAGCGCAGAAGCCGCCGGAACAGGCGCAGCTCCCGGCAAGCGCAGGAGGTGGCAATGCCTCTCAAGCCAGGATCGTCCAGAGCGACGATAAGCGAGAACATTCGCGAGCTGCACCACCACGGCAGTAGGCCGCGCTCGAATAAGCAGATCGTCGCGATTGCACTATCGAACGCGCGGCGCTCGCGGCGCAAACGCCGCCGTCGCCGCGCTCGACGGCGTTAGTCAGCCTTGCCTGTGATGCGGTCAGCGGCGTAGCCGGTCAGCGCCTCCAGGCGCTTCGCCTGCCGCTCGCTCGGTCGGTAGAGTCCCTTGACCCAAGCATAGTAGTTTTGGCGAGAAATGCCGATCCGCTTGCATTTCTCGGGGATCGAATCACCCGGCACCTTAGCCAACACTCTGGACATCGGCATCTTGAGCCGATTGAGGACGCGCTGAATCAGCACCTCGTCAGCCTCGGGACTGATCTCCAGTAGTCTCTCGGCGAGTTTAAGCGCTCGCTCTCGCTGTGCCGCTTCCGTTGCCATGCCGGCAATTTATCATCTTGACAACAGCGGCGCAATGACCCTAGAAGCGAACTATGACTGTCAAGGCTTTTACTATCGGCTGCGCCAAGACGATCAACCTCGGCAACTTTCAGTCGTTGCGGATCGAGTCGTCTGTGACGATGGAGCTGGGGCCAGAGGACCATCTGAGTGAAGCGGCTTACAATGCGGTGAAAGACGCAGCCCAACACGAGCTGCGCCGTCTGCTGGATGAAACCTACCGGGCACAATACAAGGCCAAAACGGAAGGCAATCCGTACACATGAACGACGTCACGCGCGTTGCGCCCGCACAAGGATTCGGCGAACAGCTGATGAAGGTGCTGTCCGATCCCAGCATCACGGCGGACAAGTTGCAGGTGGTCCTGCAGATGCAGAAAGACATTCTCGCCGACCGGCGCAGGGAGGCTTTTCAAACGGCCTTCGTTGCGATGGCGAGCAAGATGCCCAAGGTCGATAAAAACGGCGTGGTCGAGCTGATCACCAAGGAAGGCAAGAAACTCGGCAGCTACAAGTACGTCCTGTGGGAGGACCTGGACGACCTGATTCGTCCGATCCTGCAGGATTTTGGTTTTGCGCTGACGTTCAGCCAGCTCCAAACCGGCAAGGGCAATGTCGTTGTGCGCGGCGAGCTGATGCACATCGACGGCCACTCGATCTCGTCCGAGCGCGAAATGCCGCCCGACACCGGGCCTGGGCGCAACAGCCTGCAGGCTATCGGCTCCTCGATCTCCTACGCCAAGCGCTACATCGCGGAGGGTTTGTGCAACATCGTCCGCAAGGGCGAGGACGATGACGGCAGACGGGCGGTGCCCAAGGCGATCACGCCAGCGCAGGCTACCGAGCTGCGCGTGTTGCTCAAGGCGATCAAGACTCAGCCCGAGACGTTTCTGCGACTGTTCGTAACCGGCTGCGAGAAGATCGAGGACATTCAGGAGCGGGACTATCCGCGTCTGATGAACGCGCTGAAAGAGAAGCAGCGCAGCATGGGAGAGAAGAAATGAGGATCATCTTCACGGTGCTGCTTCTGTCCGCGCTCGCATCCTGCCCGCGAACGGGTGAAGCGCAGAACAGTTGTTCCACAATCTGCACCAAGATCGGGAACACGAGCTACTGCACCACGTCCTGCTACTGATGGAGGAAGAAATGACGCTACACGAATCAGTCTTTAACTATCTCAGCCCGACCACCGTACAGAAGGATGACATGCAGCGCGCACGAGACGCATTCAGCAAGCTACACGAAACGCTCGGTAGCGTTCTGCCGGAAGGCCCGGACAAAACCTACGTCATGCGGACGCTGCGTACCGCAGCGATGTGGGCGAACGTCGCGATCACACGCTACCCGGACGGAAATCCGCGCGATGGTTCCAGGCCCGAGCCCGTCAACTACCCGCCCGGTCATTCCGCACCGGGCGACCTCGGAAGCGTGCCGCTGTGAGAAAGTCCTGGCGCTTCTACGTCGCCGGTCACGGTGCCGAAGGAGCGCCATTTGAGACTACCGGCACGATGCTGTGTGAGTTGTACGAGTGTTTTGATCTCACGATGAAGGACACTTTTGAGCAATTGACGCAGGGTCGTGCCATCTATGGACAGCCCGGTGTCGGCTGTCGTGGCCCTTACGCCATCAAGCGCGTTCTGATCGAGGAGCAGTTGCAATGATCACCGAGGATCGAGACGTGTATCTGGCAAAGTGCAAAAAGCGAGCCCTGGAATATCTCGACCGGGGCGAGGTCGCGAACGCAATCGTATCTATCAGCTCGGACCTATCGAAGCACGAGGATTTCAAAGGCGTTGCCGAAAAGATGATGCCTGTGGGGCTGTTCTTCGCAATGAGCAACGACGCCATCGAAGCGCGCCGCTTTATCGTGGGGTTCAGATGAACGACGATGCAAAATTGTTTGATGTTGCAGCAGAGGTGCGCGGACAGACTCCGCAAGCCTATCGCTTGTTCGACGGCAAGATCAGTGCGTGGGTGCCGAAATCTCAGGTCGAGAACAACGGTGACGGCACGTTCACGATGCCGGAATGGCTGGCCAAGGATAAGGGCTTCATCTGACCATGATCAAAGTTGAGCGCTATTTGGGCGATGGTCTCTACGCATCTTTCGACGGATTCATGATCACGCTCCGCGCGCCGCGTGAGCACGGCGAGCACTGGGTCGGACTTGAGCCCCAAGTCTTTGCAGAGCTGCTGCGTTTCCTTGAGGAGGACTGCGCCATATCGTTCCACAAGAGAGAACCCGGATGATCGAAGATCAAGAGATATACGCGATCATCCAAACAGCCGTTCGACGTGCCAGTGGCGGCAACTTTTGGATACAGCCGCTCCAAGATGCGACGATGGGGATAAAGCAACTGATCGGGAAAGCCTATGCGAAAGGGCTAGAGGATGGGCGTGCGGCTCCCGACATTTCCCGACATTTTCCGACAATAGGCGACAAGAGAAATGAGCAATGATCCAGGCTACGTCATCATCAACGGTCGCCGTTATCCGTCGAACTATCCTCCGGGCAAGCATTGGGCAATCGACCGCGCATGGGAAATCTTGGACACGTTGCCCAAGGACACAATGTCTGACGAGAACCGTGCGTGGCTTGCGGGCGTGTTCGCTGGCGCACTTATGAAGGCAGGGAACGAGTCGTGAGCAAAATTCATCGCGTCGATCAGGGAACGCCCGAGTGGCACGCACTCCGTATCGGTGTGCCGACGTCCAGCATGTTCCACAAGATCATCACACCGGGCGGCAAGCCGTCCGCACAAGCGCGCGGGTACATGTACCGCCTAATCGCCGAGCGGCTGCTCAACGAGCAGATGGAGGACGGGGCCGACCGGGTGGAGTGGGTCGAGCGGGGCAAGATCGAGCAGCCGAACGCAGCCGCCCAGCTGGAGTTCACCCACAACCTTGAGCTGGAGCCCGTTGGCTTCGTCACCGATGATCTGGGACGCCTCGGGTGTTCGCCGGACATGCTGGCCAAAGGTGGTCGCGAGTCGGTCGAGATCAAATGCCCGATGCCCTGGACGCAGATCGGCTACCTGCTTGACGGCTTGGGCAACGACTATCGCCCCCAGGTGCAGGGCCAGCTGTTCATCGGCGAGTTCGAGCGGGGGCATTTCTACAGCTGGCATCCGAGGATGCCGCCGTTCTACCTCAGAACGGTACGCGACGACCGCTATATCCAGCTGATGGAACCGATGCTGAACGCTTTTTTGGACGAGCTGAATTTCGAGACCGCGCGAGCCCGAGATATGGGGTCCTACGCCGCTTATGTGCGGGAGGCCCCGGTGCACAGCTCGCTCGACCCGATGTGGGCGATCTGATGATAGTCGGCGACGTGGCCAGGATGACCCACTGGACCCATAATGGCCCAGGAATCCAGCTGACCTATCGGGCAACAAAGAACACCGTGGCTTGCTTTCTGCTGCTTGGACACGAGGCGAAGGACGGCACCCAACCGCTGGACCTTGAGGCCGCCCTAAACACGCTGGGGTGGGTACGCAAATGATCTGAGTTGCGGGCGCTGCCCACCCCGTCCGTGGAGAATAATCGGGCGGCGACAGTGGGAGTCACCAGATGCTCGCAAGGGGGCACGGCCGATGACCCGCGTTGACAGGGTAGGCACGGCCCCCACCCTTTCTGATGAACCGCCGCGCCGGGGCGGGCCTGCAGGGATCGCGTAAAACGTCCCGCCCTATGTCCGGTAGCCCCCCCCGCCCCGAAAAACGCTCCTAGCGCCTCCCAGCGAGCCAGACGACCGGCAGGCAGACCCCCACGGCATAGATCGCGAGCGCCCCGAGCCGCATGGGGTCCGGCTCCTGCAGGGCAAGCCACGTCAGGCCGATCCCGCCGATCACGCCGACCAGGACGACCAGCCGAGCTGCGAGGATCGCGGTCGCCACATTGAGCGCCCCGAGGACCCCCGCCTTCCAAGCCGTTCTGTGGATGACCTCGCGCTGGAACTCAGGCGCTGAGATCGTCGTCGTCGTCGGACTCGAGGTCGAGCGTGGTGGCGACGGATCGGGCAACTCCCTTTCGCCCACGAGTTGCATCGGTCTGGAACGCTTTGGCGTATCGTCTGACTGTGCTTCCTGCGCCATCGCCCTGTGCCTTTCGCAATGCAGCGTGAGCTACTTGGATTCGCATGATCGTGTAGAGCGCCGCTACCCGCTCCTTCGGAGGAATCGGCAGCTCCTCAAGGTCGTCCAGCACCTTGTCGATCTGCCGGTCGATGCGGTTCTGACGGGTGTTGAGCGGCACCACGTTACTCGGTTTCGGCATTTGGAGCCTCCTCGGTCAAAGCCCTAACAGCCTGCCCAGCCATCCCGCCAAGGCCGGCCACGCTCCTCGCGCCGCCACCCCTGGCCAGAGCCGCTAGGGTCGCCAGCGTCCCGCCTGTGGCTGCAAGCCCGGTAGGCCCGAGCAGATGGTATGCCCCGTAGCCGGTGAAAGGGATGTGGGCAAAGTGCATCGACGGACGCATCACCCTGCCCGCTCCTCTGGCCACAGCGCTCCCGGCTAGTCCACCGAGCGACCCGCCGAGGAGCGCTTGGTTGCGCTTTGCCTCCGCGTAGTTCTCGGGTCTGGCGCTTTCTCCCTCGACGGGAGCGGCAGCGGCAGTTCCGGCTCCGACCGCGACACGCGCTGGAGCAGAGAGCGTGCGCCAGGGCTGACCGGGAATATGACCGAGAAGCGCCTCCGTGAGTTCCGCATTCGAGAGCACTCGTGGGTGTTTTCCAACGGCAGTCGCGTAGGCGGCGGCCCGTCTATCGGCTTCCGCCTTTCCTAGCTTGCTGGCAAGGGCGAACGTGCTTCTGGGAGTCGCCGTCGCCGCTCGGGCGGCCACACTGGCGGCCTTGCCTGCCGCAAAAGCCTCGGGCGCGAGCGCCAGCGAGCCGACAGCTCCGGTCACTCTGCCCGCTGTCCCGGCTGTCGATTTCTCGGTTTCGTCGCGAACGTCCTTCAACCATTTGCGCACTGCCTGCGGAACCGGGAGTTTGATGTTGCCGGCATGTTCGATCAGCTGACCGATGCCCTCGATGGGATCGTACAGCGCGCCTTGCACCACGCCCCGACCGAACGAGTACGTTGAGGACTCGCCGGGAGCGGCTTTTGACTCAGGTTGAGTCTCTGGCGCTTGCGCACCCGCCTTCTCTTTCAGGTAAGCATCAGGATCAAAGGGCATTGTTGTGCTCAAGGATTTGCCGAGCGCGCGGGTCCTGCGGGTTCTTGCGCGCCCAGTCCACCGCTTCCTGATCTCGCGGAGCTAACGGTGTGAGCGCTTGCTGAATAGCAGCTCGCACGCGCGGGTCATTCCTGTTGGCGTAGGGACCCAGATCATCACCCGCTGCCCTCACATAGCCACCAGAAACGCTGTGGTTGCTCTTGGTGTCGCTGTCCGATCTGCCAGCTCCAGTCCCCTCGATGTAGCCATTGATCAGATTAGCCATCGGGTCCTTTTTGGCTCCGATACCAAGAACGGCGTTGTAGCGCTGACCCAGGCCCTTCATCCGATCCTGTGCAAGCGTTTTCATCTGTTGCAACTGGTCGATGACAGTGCCTTCCTCGTTCCACTTGTAATCCAAACCATGATGCACCTCGTTGCGGTGGCTGACCGTTGGGGCCGCTCCACTGGTCGCGCGGACGAACTCGGTCGCGACCGTTCCAAGCACCGTGTCGAGCCGCGCAAACAGTGCTCGCTGCTCGGGTGTTGTCCCAAGCCGACCTAGCCTCGCCCCGAGTTTTGACGCGCCCAGATACTCGCGCAGGATGCCGGGATTCTGTCTCACGATTTCGTTGAGGATTTTGATTCCCTCGTCGGCGTGCATGTAGAGCGTGCCAAGCGAGGTGAAATTGCGAGCATCCGCGCCGTTCGCAAAACTCTGCTTCGTCCTGGCGCGCACGGCAAAGGTCGCTGTGTTGAAATCCGGGTCTACCTTGTGCCCAAGAGCGATGATTCGTTTGAGAAAGTTCAAGTTATTCCACGAGCCGGACGGAACGGCGACATCGCCATCCACATACGCGCGTAGATCAGCAGCCAGCTCGGGGTTGTTCGCCACCTTGGAAATGGCTTTGTAGACATCATCGCCCTTGTATTTCGGATCGGCGATGATGCGGTCGAGCGTTGCCTCCATTTCGTTCGCTCGCATCCGATCAATGTTGCGGATTTCCTGCGGGACCTCTTTCTGTCCTTGGATTGTCTTGATCGTGCCGTTGACCAAACCTCGCGCCCTGGCGTTGACGCCTTCCTGATCCAATGGGAGCGGTTGATTAGTGTACGGGTTGATGAAATTGCGCGCCTTGTCCAACGCTGGAGATCGCGGCGGTGCAAATTCCGACTCTGGCAACCTCTCAGGCTGAGCTGGAGCTGCGGGTGTTGCAGCCGCTGCCCCCGTTGTTGCAGCCGGTGTCCCCGGTGTTGCAGGTTTCGTGCCCTCGCGCGCACGCTGTAGCCACTCAGGCAGCTGGGGCTCGGGTGCTGCGGGCGGCGCCTTTGCGGCAGGCGACGGCGCATCGGTGGCGGTGCCTGTAGCTGCCTCTGCCAGTCGTGTGGGCTTTGCCCCGGCTGGCGCTGCTGCAGTGTCCTCCGCAGATGCCAACAGTCGCTCGCTTGGCGATGGAGCCTCCGCAGTTTTCTCAGGGGTCTCCGCAGGTTCTGCGGGAGCCTCGGCAGTTTTCTCAGGGGCTTCGGCAGTGGGTTCCGCAGCCGCCGCCTCGTCGCCGCCGCCCTCGGGCGTGCCCTCGCTCGTTTCCGGGGCTTCCTTCGTTGCGGGCGGTGCCGGCTCTGCTGGCCACTCGCGCTGCTTCTCACCCGGCTCGGCTTCCGGTGCGGGAGGGAGTGTTCCGTCCGGTGCTGCAACGGCGGGCGCTGGTGCTGTGCCAACCGCGCCGTATCCCTCAAGCTGACCTTGGGCGGCTCTTGCCTTCCTCCTGGCTTCCTCGTTTCTCAGTTGGATGCCCTCAAGCTGACCCTGCTTGATCTGCTGGGTCAGGACCTTGGTGATGTCCTGGCCGTTTGCGTGCCGCGCCTGGATCACCCGCTCGACTGCTGGCAATCCCCCCTTATCCATCACCGACTGAATCAACGTGTCGTGGCTCGCAGCCGCGATCTGCATAATCTCCTCGCGCAAAGCATCCTCGTCGCCGGGGATCAGCTTGCCGCTTGCGTCCTTGTGCGGACCGTAAGCCGCGAACGCATCGCCGTAGGCGCGATTCTCTGCCGACAGCTTCTGTGCCAGCTCTTTTGCCTGGAGATTGAACTGGGCTTGCGCCATAGCCGCCTTGTGCGTCTCGCCCGACTGTTTCGCTTTCCAATAAGCGGGATCGAGCTGGGCCAGCGACACTGCCAAAGGCGAGATCACGCCAGAACCGAAGCGCCCAAGGAATCGAGTCGAATTTTGCATGATCCCGCGCCACTCGTGCGGCTGCGGCATGTACGGTCCCTGGAGTAGACCGGGATATTTCGCTGCGCCTTGAATCGCCAGATCGGATCGGCCCCACTCCTCCGGTCGAGTTCTGCGGTCAGACGGGATGAACGGCTCCTGGCGCGGGGGAGCCTTAGCCTCTGGCGGTGTCGGTGTGGGCTCCTCTGGTTTTGCCCCTGTCGTCTCGTCCGGCCTGGGTTGAATTGGCGACGGCGGGAACTCGTATGTCCTCTGCGGCTCCATCGGCGATGGCTGTGCAGTCTGCTGCGGTTGCTGCCGCGCTGGCTCGGGCGGAAACACCATGCCGCTTTCGTCAACGCTCTGGGCGCCTTGCCCCCAAACACCCGGCTGACCAGCGGCTGCGTACCGTCTGGCGAGGTCCGCAACTCCAGCGCCAAGCGATCCGAACGCAGATCCCAGTCCGCTTGGAGTGGACGGCCCGGTCGGAGCAGTTGCCGGTAGCCCGCCCGAGGGTGCGGGCAACGGTTCTGGCGTGTCAGGGCTAGCTGTCGCCGGAATAGACGATTGAATCATCCGCACCAATGGCAGCAAGCCTGACGGATTGAAATCGTAGACGTTGCTCACGATACGACTCCGGCCCTCGCGCGCACGCGCTCGCCCTCGTTCTTCCGGCGCTGCTCGATGATGTTCTCAAACTCGGTAGCGGGAGCACCCCTGCGTATCATCCCGCCGCCGATCTCCTGTTCCGCGCCTCCGGTGAACGGGACGCGCCGAGTGATGTCCATTGCGACTCGCTGCTGTTCACCTCGCACGCGCTGCTGCTGCTGTTTGCGGTAGCGTTCCGCGCCGGCATGGCCTCCGGGTCCACCGCCCCAGTCGTTGTAGATTTCGTTGAAACGGACAACGCGACCGCCTCGCCAGCCGACATTCGGGTCTCTGCCGCTGCCTTGGTCGGTCGCGCCGCCGATCAGATTGCTCCCTCGCATCGCTGTTTCAAGTCCAGCGTTCAGCTTAGCTGCCTCTTGTGGATTTGCCTGCAGCCTCCTGATCTCGCGACCGAGCTTTCCGAAATTGACCGGGCCATAGAACCCGGAGTGGATCATGTTGCGGATCGAGGTCTTGGCGTAGTCGCTGCGATTGAGCAGCGACTCGGCGACCGCTGCCGGGTCGTGTGCGTGTTCGAGCGACAGGATCGCCAGCGTCTCCCATTTGGTACGCGGGTCGTTGAGCTGGTCACGGAATTTGGCACGCTCGCGTTCCAGCACAGGACTGAATCCAGCGGTCGGCGCTGTGTCGGTGCCGGCGAGCCTGCCTTGGCGCACCTGTTGATCTGTCGGCGCGGATACCTCGTCGGTCGAACCTGGGGCCGGACCCATCCCGCCGCCGCTACTCACGTTGCGATCCCACTCGTCCTGCGTTGGCTGCGCGTATTGCCCAGGCTGACCGCCGTGAGCGGCACGCGCTCGCGCATAGGGGCCGAGTCCAGCGGTCGGCGAGATCGGCGCGATCTGGCGCTGCGGGTAAGCCTGCCGCGCGACCCCCTGCAGCGGCGGACCCCCGCCACCCGTCAGCCCGCCCAGGCCGAGCATGTTCATAATCGCCTGCAACAGTGGAGGCACACCGCCACCACCGCCTGCCGGCAGCTGCGCCCCACCGAGCGCACCGGGCACCTGTGGCTGTGGCGCACCACCAGCTGCGCCGCCTCCAGCTGGCGCTCGTGGAGCTGGTTGACCGCCGCCAGCTGGAGGTGCCGCTCCAGCTGGCTGCGGAGCCGCAGCTGCAGGCTGATCGACTGCAGCCGCTGCACTCGGTTTTCCCGTTGTTGCTCCCGGCTTTGCTCCCGCCAACTGAGATATGAGCTGCGTCAGCGGGCTGGCCCCAGCGGTCGCGGCCTTGCCGCCACTCGGCTGTTGCGTTTGATCGGCCCCGAACCCGGTCGGACCTTGCGGCGTCGTGCTGGGAGGCTCGGCGGCAGCGCTGCGAGTCGGCGCTGGCTGGTCCTCTTGCGTGGTGGCGCGATCCCCCTTGCCGCTGCGGTCAACGCTTTGGTCTGGCGGGACCTGTCCGCTGGGGTCTCTTTGCGCCTCTGCAACGGCGGGAGTGCTGGCGATGTCAGGTGTTCCAGTCGGGCTGAATATCCCGCCCGGTTCATAGAGCGCGGGGTCAAACGCGCCGGTTGTTGCGCTCGTGCTTCCGCCGCTCAGCGGCGTATTCCCAAGGTCTCCAATCAAACTGGAAAGATCGGTCGTCGTAGGATCGACAGAGCCGCCGCTCAAATTGGCCGGGGTTGCGCCCGCTGGACCGGCCGCTGTACCGGAACTGCTCTGCACCAATCCACCAAGGCTGCTCTGCGGATTCATGGTTACGCCGCCGCCGCTGATCCAACGGAACTGGCGAGACTGCCCAAGCCTGACGACAGGTTGGTAAAGGCTTGCTGCTGATTGCGGTTCGCCGCGTTCGCCGCCTGGAGCGCCAGATTCTGTGTCTGCAGACCGGCGTTCGTTGCGGTTGACTGCTCTTGCAGTTGTTGATTGCCAGAAACTTGTTGCTCCTGTATCGCCTGACCACGATTCGTTGTTTCAAGATTCGCCGACTCAGCCAATCGCTGCAACTCATTCGAGCCGAGGTCCTGCGCTTCCATAGTCGAGCCGCCGAGACCGAGCCGCGAATAGATGTCGCGCGTGCGCGTGTCCTGCTGTAGGCCTAGAAAATCGCTAAGCGCTATTTCATCCGGCGTGAGACCGATTGAGCTGAGATCGCCGAACGAACTCGCAGCAGTTGGAAGCGGCAAGGGCGTGAAAGGATTCGTGATGTTTGGGATGTTCGAGCTGGTTAGTCCGGTGATCCCGGCGATGCTTTGAACGATGCCGCTCACTGTCAGCCTCCTCTGAGATCAATCTCAAAGCGCGGACTGATCTCGCGCGCTCCTACGCGCAACGCCAACGCCGCAACATCATAATCCGTGTCTGTGTTAATCCGCCAGCGAGCGGCGTTGCGTTTTCGCGCCCAGTCGATGGACGACCGCAGCAGCCTGACAACCTGCCAGCTGCAATTCTCCTCGGCGCAGATGCCCACCACGTTGACCTCTGGCTCGCCAGGAATCCACGGTAGCACAGCCGTCAGCGCGACCAGGAACGCATCGTCAGTACGCACCGCGTAGGTGTTCAGCGCGTCTCGGGTGACGATTGCGCGAAACCACCGCTCGGTGGTCGCCTGATCATAGTGCTTGGGATAGCGCTTGCCGAAAAGGTAGTGCAGCCAGGGGAGGTCGTTCTCGACCAGCAACCTCACCAGAACGGGTAGGTCAGCACTGGGGGCAAGTTGTCCATTGCTATCAGCTGCTCGCGATGGTTCGCAAAGGTCCACCATGCACGCTGCCTCTGGTCGTCCAAATTCACGTCTATCAAATTCTGCGTCTCAGGAACACTGGTCAGCAATGTGCCTGGGTAGGCGGGCGGCGGTGCCTCATTCCAGGTCGGCATAGTCGTGTTGGCGTCGTTCTGCGCCTGCTGATGCGTGAGCAGCCACATCGTATTCGAGAGAAACGGGTCGATGAAATACGGCAACACCGAAAAGCGGTTGAGCGGAGACATCGCTCCCAGCTCCCGCCTGTGGATCATCGCCTCCTCGAACCAGAACATGGCCCGCTGAGTCGGGTTGTCGGGCATCACAAGCAGCGATGCAGTGGACATAGGCTATTCGGATCGACGGCTCTCACGCGATAGCAGCGACGAGGCTTCCTGCGCGTTGTCTCGCGAGTCGCTCGTCCCTGCCGGGTCAAAGCCTCTTTTTGAGACGCGATCCATGCCGTAGTCGGATGCGTTGCCGTCCTTTAGAAAGCCTTTTGGCCCTACGCGGTCCTCTGTTCCCAAACGCAAAGGCCCTGCGAGTGAGCGAGTGGATTTCAGAATCCCGTCCGGGTGCTGAAAGTAGCCCGTTGGATTGTTCCGCACCCTCGGCCATTCGCCTTGCTTCCCTTCATGCTGCGCCATCAACGTCTCCTTCTGCGCCGATGTCGGCGCGCTTTGCGGAGGTTACGCCGGGAGGCAGCTCTTTTCGATTTGGTTGCCATTGATCGCCTCCTGCTAGCGGTCGCATCGGGAGTTTGACGATGCGAAGTACGCTAATCACATCCTCGACGCTGCGACAGACCCAGACTGGCACACCAGCATATCCCAGTTGACTGATGGTCTCTTTCTGATCGGGCGAGAGTGCGTTTTTGCCAGTTTTCAGTTCGATGCCGTAACACCTGCTTTTGAAGAACAGCAGGATGTCAGGCATCCCTGCCTTCAAGCCGCTGCGTTTGAGTCGCTGAGCCATCATCGGACTAAGCACGCCCCAGCCAGCTGGGAAAGTTGTGTAGAAAGCGGGAGGCAGCAGAATCCAATCAAGCAGCTGCGCTACCGACACATGCAGCTGGTCCTCTTTAGGTCCGCGAATGATGCGAGTCGTCACCGTCTCGCACCCCTTACCGGGCCGGTTCGCCCTCCGATGCGCGGCGAGCGCCCGCGCCGGTAAGGCGCTCGTGAACCGAAGCGTCCCTCGCCCGACCACGGTAGCTTTCGCACCGGGCCGGATCGACCGAATCTTCGGTTACGAGCCATCAGTACCTGCCTCCTCGCCGCGAGCGCCGTTGCCTGTGACCGCCGCCGTGTGGGCTGCAGTCCCTGGCGTAGGTGGCGCGAGTTCGCGAGGCAGGCACCTCGGTCCTTGGGCGACGGCTTCCCATACGCCCAGCCGGGTCCACGCGACTGCGTGGCCCGAGATCGGTGCCTCTTGCCATCAAAGCCTCCGCATTTTGCGCATCGTCGCGCGGGACGACATGTGCGGTCCCTTGCGATAGGAATTGGGTCGGGGGATGACGGGCTTGAACGGCCGAGCATCCCCCGGTCTGAGGGGATTAGCCTGCCTACTCAGATTCCGCGCATTGTTGAACGCTGATCCAATACGCGGGGCTGGCATTTACCGTCTCCCGCGCCGCCTGCGACCACCGCGCCTGCGGGCTTTACGTCCTCTGCGTGCCATGCTGGCTCTCCCTGTTTAGGGGCAAACTGCCCCGGTGATTAGCGACGACGCCGCGCACGGATACGACGTGCGCGTCGTGTCATCCTGAGTCTGTGGCCACGGCGTCTTGCCATTCTGCCCTTCTCCTCTTTCGAGTGCGGTGTTTACGCCCCAAACAGGGTACGCTGTTCAGCGGCCACATGTAGCCGCTCGATGATAAAATCAGGCGAAACGCTCTCAAGGTCAATACCCGCCCAGATGCCCGACCCCTCAGTCGGCTGCGGCTCGATTGAGTCGGGGACTCCCTGCGTGAGCTGGAAACCGATGTCCTGCACACCACCCGGCACACCGCCGCCGCCTGATGTCATGCTGCCGGTGAGCGAAACGCCGCCGCCAAAGATGTCGGTAAATTCGAGGAACAACCGTTTCCAATTCTTGATCGTGAGCATTGCCGGTCCAGTCCCGCGCAGCCTCTTGGTCGAGAATCGTTTGACCAGCGCGGCATCCGGTTGATTGAACAGTCGGTAGAGACTCGTCCCGTCCGTGCCGTAAGGGATGATGACGCTGTTGTCCTCGTAGGCCCCAATGTGCGTCAGATTGTAGTGCTGGCTCATCACGCACCACTGCGCGCCGTTCCAGGCGAGCAGCATCGGACGCTTGCGCTTCCACGGATCGGTGAACAGTCCGTTGAGCAGCAAGATGCGGAATCCGAACATCGTCATTTCGCAAAACGTCGGCATGAACGTGCTGGCATCGAGCGTCGTGTAGATGTTCGTCACCTTCTGGCTGATCAGCTGCGCATCGCCGCCCGTCATTTCGTAGATGCCGCCACGGCCGGATTGCGGGTCGGTTTCCATGCCGTTGCGCGGATCACCGTTGCACATCACGAAATAGCGGCCCCAGCGTCCGACCGGGCGCGGGAAGCCGTGGCCCACCATTGGATCGAGATTCGAGTAGGTGAAATTCGTGACGGTCGCTGTTGGCGGCGGTCCAACGACGCCAGCCGTGAATTGCAGGTTGCTGATGATGTCGGTCGAGCTGTCGCCGAAAACGTACATGTAGCCAGCGTTAGCGGCGAGGTCCATGTAGGCGTAGGTCAGGCTGTCTCCGTAGTAGCCGAAGCTGCCGCCGCCGAGCGCTGTCGAGAAATTCGCCCCGTTGGAAGGTCCCGAAAAACTGATCACGTTCTTGCCAGCGACCCATAGCCGCTCGTTGTAGACCTCCATGCAGTAGATACCGGGCAACCCCTGCGGCATGGGCGAGATCGGATCGACACCGGGAACCTCGTTGCTCAACCATTCCGGCGAGGGATCACCGGGCGACGAGAGTGTCGTACCGTCCCAGGCATACAGTCCTTGCGGCGAGCCGATGACGATACCGCCTTGTTGTCCGACCGTGGCTCCGATCCATTGCGGTCGCCACACCTTGATCGAGCCCCAATAGTTAGGCGTGACTGGTTGCCAGATTTGACCGAGGCGAGTGACCTCGAACGTATCAAGATCGACCTCATCCACGTTTCCATCCGACAGCATCATCCAGCCCATGCGGCCGGGAGGTGGTGCGGAGAACTGCGGAGTGTTCTTGCCGTAGTATCCGAAGAACATTCGGAGGATGGTGGCGCCGCCAGCTGGCACCGTGTAAATGGCGGCGGATGGCCCCCAGCAGGAGCGCAGACTACCCGGTCCGATTGAATACAGGTTTTCTTGCCAGAACAGCTCTTGATCGTCTATTGAGCCGCGCGGGACTTGCTGGTTGATCCCCGCCCACTGCTGCAGCGTGATGATGTCGGGCGGGTTTGCGCTCTGTACTGGCATCGTACCTCCACAAACGGTAGACCGAGCCACGCCCGCGAGTGGCCGAAATCTCGTAGCCCTGCGGACGCAGCTGCTTGTTGCTGTGCCAGATTAGAACGCAGATCGTGTTTGGGCTATCCGGCCCACCATTGGGGTCATCACCATAGACTAACCAGATCAGTTGGTCCCGCGTAACACCATGCGGTCTGCTCGCAAGCACATCGACAATGCGTTGACGCACCGGGCCGGTTACAAGCAGCTTGTGCTGGCAGGGCCGGCCAGAGAGAGGGCATATTGGCTGAACCACGGTTTTTCTCCAAGAAAAACCGGAGTGTAAAGAGAATGCCCTGACTCGTCAAGCCGACCTGATTGTGGCTCCGTAGGGGTTCTGAATCATCTGCGGGCAGACAATCGAGGCGCACATTGGCAGATCACTGTTGAAAAGCTGTGCCATAGCCGTCGCATCTTCCCTCCGCTGCTGTCCTAGCAGGCACAACACCGTAGCCCAGTAGCTCACGGCATCGGTCCACGGATAGGGGATCGGCTCGGGATCGTTATCGGTGAGCAGCGGCGACGGGATGCAAGTGAGGTCCACGTCCATCGGCGTTGACTGTGACGGGATCGGCGCGAGATAAATCTGCCCCAGCGGTCCAGCTCCGAACTGCGACCACCATCCCGGCTCGCTCAGTATCCCGTAGAACGTACCGTTGTAGATTCGGAAGCGCGCCTGAAAATCGGTCCAGATCAGCCGCCGCCAAGTTGGCTTCCATCCGCCCGGTCCTATTGCCACGGCGAGCGAGCGGCAATGTAGAACGCTCTGCACTCCCGGCATCTGCTTTTGAACGAGCGAACTCCAGTCGGAAAACGGGTAGACCTCCTGCTTCGGTTTCGTCTGCGTGCCGGGAGGCAGCACGCGCAAGCAGCTGGATGCGCCTGCAACACGACGGCGGGCCTTGTTGATGAAACTCGTCAGCCGGGGGATCGTGAAAAATTGCCCCTGCTGATCGTTCAGAAAATCCTGAACCTCGCTGATGTACTGGGCCAGCATGGGCGCATCAGCTTATGGGATCGGCGCTGTTGAGGGCGTAGAGGGCGGCGGGTGTGCAATCCAGGGAGGCGTCCCCGGCGCAGTTACGGCAAAATTGGAACCGTCAACGACGATTGTCGGCACCGGAAACGTCGTGGTGAACACCGGGAAATAGCCGCTGACTACCGGCGAGGTAGCGCTGCCGCTTCCGAACTGTGGCTGCGTGATGCCCGCTAGAGACGGCGGCACGCCAGCAGGAGCAATCGCGGGTCCGACAAGGACACCGGGAGGCACATGGCCAATCGGGGGCGGCGTCGGCGGCGGGAACGTCGGAGCTGGCCCACCTCCCACACCGAACAATGGAGGGGGAACAATCGGTGTGAAAGCCGGGAAAAGCCCAGCTGGGGCGAAGCGATACCCATTGAACATGGTGTTGCTGCCCGAGGGGGTGGTGACTGTGACGTCCACCACGGCAGGAGCAGTAACGAGCGGCGTGTCTACGGTGATTTCGGTATCGCTGACTACAACGAGACTGGTCGCGGCGATGCCGCCGAACGTGACTCCCGTCGCGCCCGTAAAGCCTAGGCCGGTGATCGTGACCGGGTTGGCAGTGTTCAGCAAACCGCCGTTTGGAACAACGTCATTGACATTCGGGGCCGCCAGCAGCGCGATCTCTCGGTGCTCATTCCTTTTTCTCGGCACGGCCTACCTCCGCGCGAGCTGCTGCTGCTGCCACGGTATCCACGACGGTTGCACTGGCCACACGGTCCCGCGAATCAGACCAGTTCCGCACGCTCGCGTCTCGCTCTCAAACGGCAGTGGGAAACGCGGGAACGGGAAGGTCGGCGTCTGAAAGGAGAACGGCGGGTCAAGAGTACTCGAACAGGGGATCACATAATGCGGAGGCCCTGTCGGCAACGCGATGGGTCGTGGCGGCCAGTAGGTAGTCATCCAGTTCAAAATGGTGCTCCTCCCGTGATGCCTTCGATGAGAAGGCCGGTTGACGGCTTGCTGGCCACGAGATTGAGCGCTGTGAGGCTCAAGCCAACGCTGGCGATCTGTCCTTGCGGGATGGTCGAATACCAGCCGGTCCAGGCAAAGTTCGCGTCCTCGTGGATGACCAGCGTGATGTAGCGGCTGTTGAAGCCGATAGCGGTTCCGACCGGACAGTTGAGGTCGAAGAACAGCGGCGTATCGCCGAGCAGCAACCCTCGGAAGCCGCTATTGACCGGATCGTCCTTGCCCCACCGCGAGCTGGGGTCGTTGTTGTAGCGCTCGACGGACATGAAATCGGTCAGTAGCGTTGTCCAATCCTCGATGGACATGACGACGAAATCCAGCGCCTCGCCGCCCGATGCCTTAACCGCGCGCAGCAACAGCGGGATGAACGTGGAGCGGGTGAGCACCGGGCCTGCGGCCGGGACTACCGTGCCTGCCCAGGTCGGGTAGGTGGCGCGGTCGAGGCCGCCGTAGACGCCAGCATTGCCGAAAGCGTCCAGGAGTCCAAACATCTGGAGCACGTTGCCGCCGTTCGATGTGAACAGCGCGGTCGCGAGTGCTTCCAGCGCAGAGTTCTTGAGATCGTTCAGCTTGAGCATCAGACGCGAAGCGACGGCGATAGCGTCTTGCGTCACGAGCTGCTCGAGTCCGAGCGAGCTGACCGGCGTGGCGAGCGCGCACATGTTGAACTCGGCGTTCACCGTGGCCGCTACGTCAGTCGGCAAGTTGAACTGCCCAGCTGGGCCGATCCACGACGAGGTGACATATTTGCCGGTCTGCACCGGCTGCGTGTAGGGCGAGACACCGCCCGATGCGCGGATGGCATTTCTGAGGAGGAGCGCCATCAGCGGATTCTGTTTGTAGATCAGAATCACCACCATCTGGGCAAACACGCGCCGGACGGTCGCTTCTAGTTCGAGACCAATAGGTCCGCTTGGGATCAGGCCCGCGCCGAGGATGGGCATTAGAACCTCCCGTTACGCTCGTCCGCCTGCGATTTGACGAGCGTTTTCATAATCTCGTTCCGTCCCCACTCCTCTGGGTCTTTGGCTATTTCGGCGAATCCGTCTGCCTTCTGATGATTCCATCGCTGGTTATCGAAGGTGGGCTCGCTCGTTTTTGGTTCCTTGGCCGCCATGTAGCTCGCTGCGACCTCGTAGTCGCCGATGTTGCGCTCGACCATCATAGCTTCCAGCCGCTTCATGGCATCGTCGGTGAAGCCGTAATCGTCCTGCGTGCGTTTCCGCGCGTTGGTGATGCGGTCGTTCTCCTCCTTCTCCCGCTTCTTGGACTCGGCATCGTCGCGCTCCTGCTTCTCCTTGGCGAAGCGCGCGTCAACCTTCTCCTCGATGTCGTAGTCGGGGATTTGCAGCGTCGGATATTTGCGCTTGATCAGCGCCTTGGCATCGCGCGAAAGCGCGGGATCGTTATAGATGCTCTCGACAAAATCCGCGACCTGTTTACGGCTTTGCAGAAAGTTGTACTCGTCGTCCTCGATCTCGCGCTTTGCCATGTCACACTCCGAAACTCAGAACGCGCTCTAGTTGGAGTTGTTCTTGCCGATGATGCTCGGTTGCAGCGGCACGCCGCCCTCGGGCTTCGGCACGACCTTAGAGATCGCGCCCCACTCACTGATCTCGCTCTGGGTGTCCACCTGCAGGACGGTGCGCGGCGGTGTCTCGGGTGGGGAGGTGATCGGCGGGTCGTATGATCGGTTCTGTGCCATAGTGATACTCCTCTTGCAGTCGCGCAACTTTCGCCTGACGTTCCCGATTGCGCTGGTTCAGCTGTCGTTCGCGACGGCGGCGCATCGGAGCGTAGGTCATTTATCAGGCTCCAGGTAGCGGTGTCGATGGGAGGGGCTGGGTCGGCATCCCCGGCTGTTGTTGCTGCTGACCGCCGCCGGCACCACCGCCGCCAGCCCCGCCAGCGCCTTGCTGCGGTCCTTGGCCCTGCATGATCTTCTGCAGGATCGGATTGCGCGACAGGTTGCGCATCATGTCACCGAGCTGCGTCTGCTGGACTCCAGCGGTCGGCGCACCTTGCGGCAGATGTCGCGAAATGAACGTGAGTGCTTTGGTAGCGTCGTTGTGCGGCTTGCTCCCGGCTTCCAAGTTAGGGAGCGCCTGATGGATGATGTCTACCGCTTGCTTCAACATCATCAGACCCTGCGCCATGTTGCCGGGACCGGGCGTCGAGACTGGCGGCTGCATACTGCGTCGTGCGAGCGCCGCTAGAATCGGACCGCCACCGGGAGGCGCTGGTCCGCTTGGCCCGCCAGGAGCTGCGCCATCACCGCCACCGCCACCGCCACCGCCGCCACCGCCGCCACCAGACGGTTCGTCGGTCATGTCAGCGGAGTCGGTGAACGCCATTCTGCTACCCCGGAGTGTCGCGGTCGGGAAAGCTACACCCTTACTTGCGCTTACGTCCAGCCTGGGAACGGGCGCCACGGTCGGGTAGGTGCAGCACGTCCCTGATCAGGCCCTCCTGTTTTTCCTCCTGTGCAGCTTTGGCCTGGGCCTTCTGGCGCTGTCGCAATCTCGCAAGCAGCAATTCGGCTCCAGGCGGATGCAGCATGTGAATAAGGTCCTCGGAGTCAATCGCACCTGCGCGTGCAAGAGCAATGGCCACTTGACGGTTATCCTCGGCGAAAGCTGGCGACGCACTATGGCTGTCCACCTGCACCTGGAAATTGTCGGCGAGATCACTGAGCAAAAACTCCGTCCCCTTGTCAGTCTTGTAGATGAAAGCATCCTGCGCCTGCATGAGTCGCAGCGAGAGGTAGCCGCTCTCGGCGAGCTGGCGCTCGATACGCGCCGCTTGGTCGATCAGTCGGGGTGACGATGTTCGAACCAAGGTTTGCGCATGAACGCCAGCCCGCACACCGGGCTCGCCCTGGCCGGACATGATCGGGCTGAACCCGGATGCCTCGTCAAACATTTTCCAGATGAACTCCAGCTCCTCAAGGTAGTTCTCGGGCGGCGGGTCGAGCAGCTTCTGAGATTTGGCATTTGGATTAGGGTCGTTGAGGAAGCCGCCCTCGTTGATGATCTTGAAATACATTTCCTCGGTAACTGACGTGAACCCAGACAGCAGCTGCGGCGCGGCGACGTTGCGATCCCACATGATCTTGAGGTCGCGCAGCCGCTTGTTCAGGAGGTCCTGCAGCATCTGCACGTCGGCAATCAGCGAGCGGCCCCAGAAATAGCCGGGGGTCGGCTGACCTTGAACCTTCACAAACGGCTGTCGGCCTGGGATGCGCGACAGATTGCGCCGCGTGTCCTGTCCTTCCAAAATGATGTCGGGGTAGACGAACTGGACGGTGGTGTAGTCGCCGTCTCTCTCTTGGTCCTTGATCCACAGCTCGCAGTGTTTGACGGTCGGCGTTAGTTTGCGATTCGGACGCCACGGTACGGGCGTTGGGAACACGTTGACGATACCGGCAGCGGACGATGGTGCATCGCCGACATTGCCCAGCGGCTGCAGCCCGCCGACAACCATCTGATGGAAATAAGTTGGCTCCTCGTCCTGCTTGGAGGTGCGGGCGGCCTCCTGCTCCAGGCGCGCGATGATTTTGCTCGCTTCCGGGTGTTTCGCTTCCCGCAGCATTGACCGCAACCGGGACAGGCTCGGATACGAGACGTGGCAAAACGCCTCCTGCTCGTCCAGGCTGAGAATCGTCTCGTTCAGCACACCGAAATTCTGCGGATGTACCGGCGCGATCTTGAAACCCTCGTGGTCCGGTACATGCTTGAGCAGATGCGCGCCGTTCACCAGTGCCCACACTACGGTCTCGGCGAACGTGATGTCTGAATCAGTCTGTCGATAGTCGGCCGTTAGCTTTTCCGACACCACCTGCGCGCGGTCGAGCATGGTATCTTCTTCGGTCGAGTCGAAAACAATCTGATAGCGCACATCAGTTGGCTGCATCAGGAATCCAGCCAACTTGTCGATGAACGGCTTGACCTTGTTGTAGATGGAAGCGCGGTTGTCGTAGGTGCCGCTATAGTAGTACGCACCAGCGCGGACGTAGACCATCCCGCGCTCCTCCGAGCTGGCCATGCACTCGTCCGCCAGCTCTTTCACCCAGGTAACAAACGTGGCCGGGGTTTGAGGGATGCGCAGCATGTCACCAGACCTTAATCGCCTTTCGTTTTGAGGCTGCAATCAGATCGGGCTGCGCGCCGGTTTTGAGGGCGTTTTGTAGAACGTCGAGACCGTTGCCGTGTTTGAGCCGGGTATCGCGGCCAATGGTGATAGCCTGCTCCACCATCGCTTGCGCACCGCTCCAGGTGCTTGGGATAACCCCAGCTGTCTGATCCTTGTAGCGGACCTTACTGCCGTGGCCTTCCTTGCCCTCGGGTTTCATGTCGGCGATGTTGTAGTCCTTGGCTGCAATATCCTCGGCAAGCGCCACAGCTCGCGAACGGACTGATCCCCCGATGGCGACCGGCTTGAACTCCTGGCGCATTTCGCGCTGTTGGCACATTGGGCACTCAGGCGGCGGCGCGTCCCAGTCGTCCGCCGACAGCACCACGTCCATCATGTGATTGCACTCGGCGCAGGCGTAGGTCCTGACAATCGGCATCACGTCCACCCCGAGATAATGGCCCTTGCGCGCTCGTCGTCTATGTCAGACCACGCATAATCCATGCGGGTGTGGACAAAGAACATCTTGCGCGCAGTATCGAGGTCCGGTGCGGTGTCCTTGCACGCCTGCCACATGATCCGCTTGTCGATGCGCCGCAAGTACACCCTCCACAGCCGAAACATCAGAATGTCTCCCGCCGCATCCGCGCCTTGCGATTGATCATCTGCATGTGCTGACTGAACGCAAACGACAACACCGTGCCAGGGTTCTGCGGAGGCCGCTCGCCCTTGACCGAATCCCAGCTCAGTCCGCGCGCCACGAGTCCAGCTCGCCTCCACTCAACCCAGGCATGATGTCCGAGAACTAGAGCTGAGACCAGATCGTCGCTTTCGCCGGTATCCGGCCCCGCTCCCAGCCAGCCCTCGTCCTCTACGATTGCCTGAATTTGGTTCATAAGCCGAATTGACCTGATCTCCAAGCGGCGCAGCATCATGCTGTCACGCAGCTCGCTGTAGATTTGGCGCTTGTTGTCCTGATTCTGTTTCCACGCGATGACGTTGCCAGCGCCGCCCATCGTGTCGGGCCGCTTATACAAAAACCATCGCACCGCACCGATCATGTCGAGGATGCCGGATGTTTGCTGTGCGCCTTGCAGCATCCCGCGCTCGGCGAGCTGGCGAAGATTGCGCACCTCGGGGATCACCGCCGCGCCTACTCCCGTCACCTCAAGGTTCGCAAGGTGATCGCGGTATGCTCCTGCAAGGTGCGCCAGGACCCAGGCGAGCTGGTATGTGAGCGGTCGGTTTGACCGGAACTCGGCAACCTGCACGACTCGGTCCGCATAGCAACGCAGGACCTCGATGGCGTGGTCGTCTGATTCGCCGCCGCCGCCGCCAGATGGGTCGATGCCGATGACGTAGACGCCGCCCGGTTCTGGCGGCTCCCACACTTTCAGCATCGCCTCGTCGCGGTCGGTTGTCTGCTCGATGCGGCTCGCCAGGAACTCCTCATCGAAAATATACTTGTAGCCCTGATAGGGCGGACCAGTTGCGAGCGACTCACTGATCTCAAGAGTGCGCTTGGCGGGAAAGAAGCCGGAACCAGAAGCAATGAAACACTCCCGCTCGTGCCAGGGGTAGTGTCGCAGCATGTATTCCTCGGCGCGGAACTCGGCCTCGCGCCGCCACCATGCGATCTGCTCCGGTTTGACTGTGACGTTGTATTCACGCTTGCAGAAGCGCGCCCGCGCGATCTCGTCCTCGGTCAAGCTGCCGTCCCAGTAGACCTTGTAGTCGGGATCAGATTTCGGGATTGCGTAGGTGGGGTTTGACCAGAAGCCGACAAAAATGAACCGCATGTGGCGGTCCTTCTTGGCTTGCTGGCAATGGTTGTAGAACCAATTAAATCCGTTTGCGACCGACTCCCAGATGTAGAGGCGGTGTGGGTTCTGCCGCGCGAGCGATGCCTTGAGCGATTCCACGCCCGCGAGTGACCGCCACAGCGAGCACTCGGTAGCGTGCATCATGTTGAGCGCACGAGACGCGCCCAGGTCGGGATTGTTCGCAGCGGCTAGGAGGTCGATGATCGAACGGTTTGCAAACGCCATCCCCGTCCGATTGTTCTGAACTAGCTTGTGTTCCGATCCCCGCCACTCGTCCGGTAGCGTTTCAAGCAGCGCCGCGAAGATTCGACGTAGCCGCTCCAGGTTGTCGGTGCGGTCGGCAATGATCGCGCCTTGAACGCCAGGATTCGCGAGCGCCCAGAACAGCTCGATCACGGAGCAAACAGTCGTGATCGCAACCTGCCGGCATTTGAGGACGACGAACTCGTGAACGTCCTCGTTCAAACCCCTGGCGACGGCATCTATGACCAGCTTTTGCGACGGCCACGGTTCGACGTGGCAGCGTCCGCGTTCCTTGGTATCAACCTCGACGCTGCCCAGAAGGTCGTAAAGCCCCTGCCGGATCGTGGTCAAGCGAGCCTCCTGCTGCTACAGGCTGCACGCTACCATAGCTATCTCCGTCCCGGCGAGGCTGTCGTCCGGCGAGGTAGGGCTGGCGAGAATCACTGCTCACGCGGGGTCTGGTTGCGGCATTGAGGCGAGCAGCGATGTCTGACTGTTCTGGGCCAAGCGCATCATCGCGCAGCTCGCGAGCTGAAATGATTTGGTACAGATAGGCGTCGATCTCGTTCAGCATATCCATCACCGCTTGAATTTGCAGCCTGACCTCCTTGATCGGGTCCGTGTCAGAAAATTTGCTCATTCCGGCCTCCTGTGTATAGTCACCCCCGCTGGCTAGGCCCCCTGGCTGGCGTCTCTACTCCGTCTTTGGGTATCTTGCGCCGCCCTCCCGCAGAAGGCGGCGCATTTTTCTACACGAACCGTCTGACCAGCTGCTCCCAGCGCCGATCCTTGTCGAGATCGGAATCGTAGTAGCGGCGCGCAGCTGACAGGGCGGTTGCCTGTGAGCCGTGCGAGCTGATGCAGCCCTCACCGTGAGCGTGTGGCGCGGTGACGATCCAGCGCCGCTTGTGTTTGTAGACCCGGTAGCGACCTATCAAAACCACCTGTTTCATTTGGGCTCTCCGTTTGGGAAAAATTTTTTACTTTTTTTCTGCGCCGATCTCCTCGAAAGAGACCACCTTGAGGTGGACAACCTCGGTGCGATCCATCAGGCAGTCCCCGCAGGCTGTAGTTGGGGGTGGGGAGGATCGCAGCTCGATCCGCTCAGCTGTTCGATTGCAGCCGGGGCAGATCATAATGAAGCGATACGGCATAGCTCAGTCTCCCTGGAATGAGTTGCATGGGTCGGGACGATTGCGTGAACATGTCCAACCGCCACTGACGGACACGGCTTCATCGTCCCTTTGTCAACGCTCCGCGATGCCCATGCTCACCTCGGCGAATTGCCGTCAGTGGTTAGTTTAATTTTTTTTTCGCTTTTATTTTTCGTGAACACGAGGAGCGGGGGAGGCGCGTCCACCGCCGCCCGCCAGGAGACCAGTCACCCTGTCCGGTCCTCGCGTTCATCCACCGGCTAAGATTCTAACAGAGCCCGCTTGGATTGCCCCCACTTTGCCAGCTCGATCACGGCATCGACGTATTGGCGCGGGGTAATCTCACCTCGCTCCAGCAGCGACTCCAGCGCGTCCACCATAAGCAGGCTGCGCTCGAATATCTCGTCCTCGCTGAGAGGCGGGCGAGGCGCTTTTAGCTGTTTCATGCGCCCTCGCTTTCCGCAACGTGCCGCTGGTAGTAGTCCTTCAAGGATTGCGCCACGTTCGCGATGGTCTCCCAGTCATAGGTGACTGGTTCCACCTGCCGCGAGTAAAGCGGAAGCACCCGGTCGATCAGATGGAGTCGCCACTCGCCGACAGGGAATTGCGAGAGCCACTTGTGATATTGGTACAGCTCGCCTGTGTTGATTGTGAACAGTTCCAGGTCGTGTGCTTCGATAACGCGCATGTTCAGCTCCTTTTGGTTGGGGTGGCATTCTAGGAAGCGGCGCAAGCCAAGCGCCGCTCGACTGGAACGTCACGCTGGATTCGTCCGCTGGTAAACGTAGATTGTCTGAGTGCTCGGCAAGGGCCGCGAGAACACCTCGGTCCCGGTGAAGCAGATCACGCCGCCCGTAAAGGTGAACTCGCTTGCGGTTCCGTAGGGGCGAAAGAACGTCACGGAGTCATCGTCCTTGGTCTTGACGATTCCGGTTCCCCACGGTCCCTCGAACAGCTGGACAATATCGCCAGCTCTCAGCTCGTCCACCTTGAACTCACGATTCGGGTATTCGGTCCAGCTGGACAGTTTCGGCTGCTCTGGCCCACAGCGTTTCGGAGGCGGGCCAGACAATCGCCGCTCGGCATTGTCAAATATCGCCTCGGCGAGGGCGTTGCCATCGCGCAGGTTCTCTTGATTGTAGCAGTTCCAGCAGGCGATCAGCCCAACTGTCTTGGGTCCACCACATAGCGGACACCGCTCGGATGCGCGGACGCGCGGATGGTCGGTCATGTTCTTAACTCCTTCACGGCGGGATTGCCGACAGTGCCGCCCGACTTAGAGCGGCACTAGCTGCAATCAGTCGATGATTCGTCGCAGCGCTGTGTCGATGTGGTCGTCATTCAAGCCTTCGCGGTAAGCTTCCTTCATGTCGAACTCGCCAGCGTCCACAGCGGCCCAGAGAATATCCCAGCGCTGCCGCAGGACTGCGGGCGCGAAGCGAATAGGAGCCAAGCGCGGCTCGATTGCGGCTCGCAGCTTGGCGTAGGTTGCGGGAGACATTTTCATGTTAAGCAGCCTTTGCTAGAGGTGCGCCCAGCTGCACGCCATCGCGCTCGAACCAACACTCCAAAATGGCTGGCGTTGTTTCGAAGCGGTGCGCGCAGTAGGCGGCGAGGCGGTCAGGGTCCATCAGCGAGTCGTGCTTCATTCGAAACACGGCATCGCGCAACGGCGCGGGGATCAGGTATCGGCGGCGCGACACATGCGCCGCGATTGAAAGCCGCTCGCCTCTCTGCCAATCCAGCTTTTCGTCGCTGTCGCAGTAGCACGACATTCGCGTGACCTGTCCGTCCGCGAAGCGCGCGACGAACGTGGGACCAACGCGATCTTTTTTGCGTGACGCGCGGGGTTTCGACACGCGGAAGCCCGCCAGCTTCACGACTTTGAGTGCTTCTTCTAGTGACATGTTACAGTCCTTTCTGCTTGGGGTTGTAGATTCGAAATTTTTTGCATTTTTTTTGTCAATTTTTTTTCTTGATTTTTTTTCGCCCCATTCCTGGGGAGTCCTCGGCTCGGCTCGGCCTCGCGCGGCGGCGAGGTCGGGCGGGATCGAGGCGGCGGCGGGCGCGGATCGTGCCGCGCCGCGCCGCGTCCAGCTTGCCCTAGCTAGGGCAGATACATCACGCGCGGGTCAGAGCCCGCCTTGTCGCAAACCGTCATCGCGCGCATCCACTGCGCCGCCAGCGTTCTGTCTTGCCAGTTGACCAGAACGTGGTCGGACTTAGCCGCGCAGATACAGCCAAGTCCGATTAGAACCAAGTCAAGCCCGCAGGAATCGACAAGCGATTCCAGCTGATCCTGTTGGCGTTGCGTCATGGTGCGATCAGGCATCGTCGCCTCCCGTTACATACCGCGTCCAGCGCCCGTTACGCTCGATCAGCGCAGCGCACCGCGCGGTCAATTCGTCTATCTTGGCGAGCGCCGCTTCCAGCGTTGCTTCCAGCTGCACAGCCTCCGCGCTCTGGAAACTATGCGGAACCGGCGGCGTAGGCGCTGGCGTAGGCGCTGGCGTAGGCGGCGCTGGCGGTAGCACTGGAGGCTTGACTCCGTGCCATGTCTTGCCGCGCTGTAACGCAATCAAGTCCGCTAGATTTGCGGGCATGTTCGACTCCTTATGTTGCTGGGATTCGGCAGGATCGCCGACAGAACGGCGGGCAACGCGCCCGCCGTTCTAGCTGCCATCACGCCGCGACAGGAACGCGGTCTTTAATCAGCGGCATCAGGATTCCCATTGCACGCTGCTTCAATTGGTCGCCACTGCCAAAGTTAGCAGAGTCGAACCGCGCCGCGTTTTCATCATCGCCGCCGCGAGTCGATCGTTCGTGGTCGGCGTAACGAGTCACAGCCTGCAGTCCGCTCCAAGCCGTGAACCTTTCGGCGCCTTCCGCGACACTGCGGTCATGCGCGCTCGCCAGCGCCGCTAGCTGATTCTGTTTGCGGGTCGAAATATCCTCAAGCTTTTCGCTCTCGGCGATTTCGAGGCACTGTCGGAAGAACGACAGCATGGCATTTGAATCCAAGTGAACTGTCGCCATTGCATCGCCGATTGCCTTGAAGCGCTCGGTTGACTGCGCGAGTTTCGATAGCTCGCGCCCAACGCGGGCCGCGTCGAACTTTGTACTGTGGCGAGTCGTGATATTGGGCGTGCGCTCGCCAAGTCCTACGGCAAGCGTGTTCTGGCAAACGACTCGCGTCACTACCATTTTGTTCCTGGTAGCTAGCGAACCGTCGAACGACGTAACCATCAGAACGCGCGAGGTATGCTGTTCGCCGGCGACAGTTAGATCGCCGTTGAACTTGGCGGTAGCCCACACGCGCTCGCCAGCGCCAAGAACGCCAGCAACGTCTAGCTCGAAACGCGAGTCGTTGGCGATGTAATCGCGGAACCATTCGAGGACTTGGAACGGCTGCACTATCTGATAGCCGTCCGAAACGTAGCCCAAGACGTGGCCATTGTCGGAGCGCGCGAGAAAGCGCTGGCCGGGAACTTCCACAATCCGCGACTCTGCGGGCACATGCTCGAATGCCTCGCCTTGGAGCGCTGCGAGCGCGGGAACCATCACGGCAAGCCATTGCATGTTAGCTCGCCGCGCCCACTCCTCGATAGTCTCGCCCGGTTGCATCTGTTCGCCGAACCGATGCCAGATGTCGTTACGGTCCCCGATGAAAGCCATAGATTGCACGTTAGCGGTCATGTTCTGACTCCATTCAGTTTCGGCACTATGCCGCTTAAGCCGCTCCGAACTTGGCGCGGCTTAGACTGCTAGTGCTTTTGAGGAGATCAGCGCTTCGCAGCGCTGTAATCCCGACTCGCCGCGCCGTCGCAGTCATTCTCAGCTGCAGCCTTGGCGAGTCGTTGTCGCTCAGCGGTGCGGAGCACTTGAGCGGGGAAGCGCGGACTATGCGAGTTTCCGTCGTCGCTTCCCGATATTGCCTTGCCAAGGCGGATTAGATCAGCGGCGGTAAACTCCTCTCGCGCCCACCATCGGGCACGCTCAGACTACGCCCATTCCGCGACAAGTCAATACCTTGACGGCAAGAAAAGCGCTTGACACGCCGCGCGGCTTGTGCC